TGGAAATGACCAGGCAATTACATGGATGCGTGGCCTCTTCTCTGCTGCTGCAGGTACTGGTCTAAATGGCGTTGCTGCTACAGCTAAGGGCTTCCGTCTAAACATTGATATCAAGGTTACTCAGCATCCAACAACAGATGACAATGCTGGCAGTGAAGATGTTGCTCAGATGGTGTTTCGTTTGCACAATGCCTGGATCACCAACCTCAGCTACACAGATCTAGATGCTACAAACGGAGCAATCTTGTTTGAGTCAATGCAGCTTGTTCACGAAGGTCTATCAGTAGGCTTCTTGACACCTGCTGGAAACGTATTTACAGATGGTAAAGGCACAGTAACACCACTAGCTAACTACTAATAGGAACTAAGGAGCACAATTCGTGTCAAAAGTAATAACCGATGCAGAACTCGTAAATAAATTTGCTCAACAGGCAATGGAGGAGCCAGCTCAAACTATTGAGACTAAGGCTCCTCCAGGACCTGAGGTAGAACTACCGGGCGGATTTATTGATGGAGGAACACTTGTAACAACCGTAGAAGTACGTGAGCTTAACGGTATGGATGAAGAGGCAATTGCTAAAGCATCCAATACTGGTAAAGCGCTTAACACCCTTCTACAACGCGGACTAGTAAAAATTGGTTCTAGACCGGCTACAACAGACGATCTAGACCTTCTACTATCAGGTGACAGAGACGCTATTTTAATTGGCATTCGAAGAATTACCTTTGGTAGAACTTTAAACACCACAGTCTTTTGTCCAAGCTGTAATGCAAAACAAGATGTATCTATTGATCTAAAAGATGACATTCCAATGAGTAAGTTGGAAGACCCAATTGCTGATCGAGCATGGCACATTAAAACTAAAAACGGAGTAGTAGCGGTAGCTCTACCTACAGGAATTACTCAAAAGCGTTTGATGGAAAACTCTGATAAAACCTCTGCAGAGCTAAGTACTATCTTGCTATCAGGATGCGTTCAGTCCGTAAATGGAGAACCGTCTCTGGGAGCAAGCACAGTTCTTAATCTTGGCATTGCAGTTCGGGCTCAGATTGTTGATGAAATTATGGCTCGTACCCCAGGCCCACGCCTTGGGGAGGTGAGCAAGGTCTGTAAGGCATGTGGTGAGTCTATGTCACTCCCACTTAGTCTTGTAGATTTGTTTCGCTTATAACGAGCAAGATTATGAGAATTTGTTAGACCAGTATGAGGTGCTAACCCGCACCTTTACTGGTTGGACATTAGCAGATATAAGAGAATTATCTGCAAGAGAACGGCTTAACTGGATTGAAAGAGCACAGAGAGGTAGGAAGGTCTGATGGATATTAAATCATTCTTTGGTTTAAACGGCAGCTCGTTTACCAACATCAAAAACAGCCTTCTCGACCTTGCAAATGTCCTTGAAAACCAAATTATCCCTAAGCTTCAACGCGTAGAAAAAAGCGTCAACAACATTGCAAAGAGTGCGGCAAGCATTACTGGTGGAGTTGGATCCGGAAATAAAACTGCCGAAAGTGGCGCCCCAGCAGCTAAAGGAGCAGGCGGCGGTGACGGGGAAGCAAATACTGGTGACAATAGAGTAGCCGATAATGGCTCTTTTGCTACAAGAGCCGTTGGTGCCGGAATGTACGGCATGAATTTATTGCAAAATGCTATGCCCGGTGTTCCAACGGCTGTTCAGCAAGACCTTTTAACTAACCGTGCCGCTTTTTATGGGGTTGCTGGTTTTGGCGGCTCTTTACAGGGGCGCACTGACCAGATTAACGCGCTTCAACGCCAGCTTGCTTCTCAAGGCACAGCCCTTAATAACATGGATGCTATTAATGCAATCATGGCTGCACAAAACAGTGGTTTAGGTGGTGCAAGAAACTTTACAGGCCAGGGAGGTGTTCTTTCTGGAATTACCACGCTCTCTAACCTTATGCCGGGTCTTGGAGAGCAAGGAGCAGCCAATGTAGCAGCGACCTTTAACGCACCAACAACAGTAAACATGGCTCGTGCCATGGGCATTAATATCCGGCAAGCCAATGGTGATATTTTAGGTATTAGTCAAGTAATTGACCAACTATGGGCTTACTTTAATAAGCCTGGTATGCCTATGCTTACAGCAGACCAAATTAAAGAGTCTTATATGCCAGGCAGATATTTTTATGAAAGCCTAAGCTCATTATTAAACGGCGACCCGGTAGCAATGCAATCTGTTTACGTAGGATTTCTTGCTAAAGCGCAAACTGGAGGAAAGACTCCTATAGGAAACATCTCTAAATCTACTCTTCAAGGATTGGGCGCTTCTACAGCTACTATCAACGCTATAGGAAGAAATGTTGCTGCGCAAACAAACTTACTAACAAAGACAGCCTCAGCTACAGCCGGGGGATTTGCGGGCTCACAAGAGCTAGGAGCGCTTGCTAATAACGCAGCAGCTTCTTTAGGGGCTTTAGCTTCTGCGCTTGGTGCTACTAATGGCGCTTACACAGGAGTTTCAGCTTTAGGTGGGGGCACCGGAAGCAAAATTATTAATAGTGTCTTAGGGTTCTTAGGTTTAAGCGGTAAAGCCGAAGGCGGCCCTGTTGGAGGAGCCGTCCCTTACATTGTTGGTGAAAAAGGACCTGAGCTATTTGTACCTAAAACTAATGGAACTATTATTCCTAACCATGTTATTGGTAGAGCAAATGGTGGTTCAGTAACAGCAGGCGGTTTTGCATCTATGTTGCTTGGCGCCCTTGGCGCCCCAACAACTCCGCAAAACATTGCTAACATAACTATGTGGGAAGGTATGGAAGGTGGAAACTGGAATAATACCGCTCGATACAATCCGCTTAATACCTCATACCAAATGGCTGGCTCTAACAACTACAACACTGGCAAACCAGGATCTGGAGTTCAGGCCTATACGTCTTGGCAACAGGGCTTAGCAGCAACAGTAGGAACATTAACTGGGGCAGATGCTTCTGGTCGTGGTTATACAAGTATTGTTAAGGCTCTTCGCTCAGGAGGCGCTTCTAAGGATGATTTCTTAAAGCTTCTTCAAGCATCAAGCTGGGATGCGGGCCACTATTCAAGCGGAATGTCATCTAGCGCAACAGGCTCATCAACAACATCTTCTTTAAATGCGGCAACTTCTAAAGCAATGGCTGCTTCACAAGCGGCTCTATCTAAATCGTATCAAATGCTTGGAGCATCAGATGCAACCCCAATAGCACCGACATCTAATAATATAAACTATAACTATGGAGGTATAACAATTACTATCTCTGGAGCTGGAAAAGACGCTAAGCAATTAGCTCAAGACCTTAAAAGTGAAATTGCTAAGAAGACAGCGAGTAAATAATGCCACCAACTAAATCATCTTTAACTACCAAAAAAGGTGCAATATCTCCTATACAAACTACGTTTAACACCACTGGTGGTAACCCTTTTGGTCATTTTTTTAGAACTCTTGTTTCAGATGTAGTTAACTTTGTTACAGCAACCCCTAAAAATATAAACGGAACAAAAGCTGTAGCTGTTGTAAGAGGTACTGGACAGGGCATTGTAAACGGAACTCAAACACAAAAAACCCCTGTTAATGTTAAAAAACATACAACAAATACGGACCCTAATAGTAAAAACACGGTAGTTCCGGCTAATAACACACCCACTAACATTAAATTTAATTTAGCTCCGCACAACTGGAGCCTACCAATCAACCAAAATTTAATGAATGTAAGTTCAACATATCAAGATCAGAGTATGCGTAGAGCTAGAATGTGGTGCTATGTTGGAGCTGACTCTTCTAGTTATACAGATTTAACAGGAATAGGTTCTTCTAGTCAAACCGGAGTAGTCACTGGAGGAACTGGAGTTGCTTCTACTTTAGACACACAATGGGGCTTTCAATTTTTATGGAACCCAACTCAAATCTCAACCTCTGTGCAACGAAATGCTAATTTAGTTCCACAAGCTATGGACGCGTTTATTGGTAGAGGAGTTCCTCTTTTTCCTGGAACAGAAGCTATATCTTTTGTGGCTGTTATTAATAGGGTAAATGATTTTGCGTGTTTTAAAGCATTTAAGTTAAATACTGGGCCGCTACCTGGAAATCTTGATGATAGTACTTTGGACACCGCTGTTTATAATTATTATTCAAGGTCCGCTGGCGCTGTACAGTCGTTAAACCAACTTATAAATGAGTTAATGAACAGGGGTACCATGGCGGACATAGAATACATTTTTAAAATGGTTAATGGGGATGGGATTTTAGCAGCTGGTTGGAGAAATGCACTTGGAAGAAAAACAGCTGATATTAATTTCTTAGCACCAACACCGGTTGCAGTACAATTTGGTCCAAATGCTGACAGCCTTTCTTACGTAGGATGGATAGAAAGCATTTCGGTATCTCATCAAATGTTTACTGAAGACATGATTCCAATTCACTCTGAAGTAACTATTAATATGTCTGCCTACTCTCAGAGCTCGCTTAAGTAAGGAGCAACTACTATGACAATTTATACTGGATCTAGATATGAGTACTCTACCGTTGACTTTGTATCTAAAACCACTAATGGACCGGATAACCCTATTGTTTTTTACTCTACCCACAATATTAACCCGCTAAATTATTATGAACATTCATATGTTGCTGGTGAAAGACTGGACCAAATCTCAACTAAATACTACAAGACTCCGTTTCTATGGTGGTTAATAGCCGAGGTTAACCCTAAAGTAGACTTTACAAACATACCCGCAGGCACAGTACTTAGGATAGCTAATGTTTAATTACATTACTGTTTCTTTTCCTAATACCACTTTGCCCCCGGCACGCGTTTATGACTTAAGCTTAAAGCAAAATAGGTACCAACACGAAGTTGCAACCATCCAATTTCGTGACTGGGGCGTTGACTACGACAACGTAAGCTCCGGATCGCCAATATCCTTTACCATTAATAATGGATTAGAGTCCAAAGTTTTTATTGGCTACATAGATCACGTAACTACACAAAATGAACCTGGGTCCAACATAACTGAGGTAGTAGCTATAAGCGCCTCATACGTGTTTAAGAACGAGTCTCAAAAAGTGTATAAAGGGTTGTCAGCGGATGCAATTATTCAACAGATTGCAGCTAAGCACAGCTTCTCTTGTTACGCCATTCCGCACCCAAGAGTGTACCCACAAGTGTCTCAAGCTGGTCACACTGACTGGGAGTTTTGCGTTAGATTGGCAAAGCAGAGCGGTTACTCTCTAAGAACAGAGGGTACAGAGATCTACTTCCAACCTATGATGTACGACTACACGCAGCGCAGGTCACAGGCAAAGAAGTTCACAATGCGAAGCCAAGCTAACCCAAGCGGGTCTAACTTGTACTCTTTTTACCCAGTAATTGGCGAGAGTATTGACCACGATGGAGACAAAAAAGCTGCCATCTCTGTATCAGGCGTTGATCTAAACACGTCTTTACCTGTAGCCATAGTAAATCAGAAAAGAAATAAGAACACTAGGCTCAATAGCAAAGCAGAGTTCTTTGATAAATTCCATACTCATGTGGTTGCGCTTGACTCTCAAGTAGCTAATCATGAGGCTAAAGCTGCGGATGATAGAGCCGTATTTCCTTATAGAGCTGTGGCTGAGGTAATAGGTGACCCTTCTTTGCGACCAGATTTACCTGTGTACCTTGACGGACTCGGCAATAACTACTCAGGGTATTGGGTTATCTTAGGAACAGAGCACCTGATTGTAGAAGAATCTAGAAATGTGTTTAAATACACAACAATGCTTCATCTAGGCACAGACTCTCTTGGACCTGCGGTTAAATGGACAGATGGTGATTTGATTAGTTCCCCTGATTACGCTCCCTCTAGAACAATTATTCCTGGGGTTCGCCAGACAAATAAACCACCTACTTCAGCTTTAAGAAGAACATCTATTGCGTACTCTCCGGCCGCTAATGGCCAGTTTAGTGCGGCAAAAAATAAACCACTTCCTTTGGTAAACAAACAGCCTATTAAAGGCCCAAAGTGGACGGCCTCTAAGCCGGCAGTGCAATCAGTTACTCAACCAAATACAAGCTCTGCTTCTTACACTAAACGTTTACTTACAAAGGTGCCTAAGCCATGACAGATGAAGACAAGCGTTTTTATGGAATATATCAAGGGCTCTGTACCAATAACGAAGACCCAGATAAGCTTTATAAAATTAAACTACAGGTGCCTCAAATACTTGGTGCAGAAGAGACTGATTGGGCTCTTCCATGCTTACCAGTCACATCTGATGCCGAACACCTTGACCATAAAGCGCATACGGCCGCTCAAGTAGCAGCTTTATTGACAACATCCTCTACCTCTGTAAGTGGCTCGGATCCACAGGGGGGATCTGTATCTATAACTATCCCCGCTTTAACCGTTGTGGCTAAGAGTGGCGCTGGTACATTAGCTCACCCACATGTGACAAGCACAGACCCGCTAGACACAGATGGATCAGAAATTGGGCTAACCGCCGCTGAGCATACATATCACCGTAAGGTTCCAAATGTCGGTCAAAAAGTTTGGGTCATGTTTATAGCCGGAGACCCTAACTTTCCAGTATGGATGGGAGTACAACTATGAGTAAAGCTATGGCTTTGCCGTTTTCGTTTGATAGCAATGGGGCGGTCAATAACACCCAAGACCCTAAAAAAATACTGCAAGACCGAATTGTGTTAATAGTAATGACCTATTTAGGTGAGCGTGTTAACCGACCTAACTTTGGCTCTAACATAAAAGCAATCTCTTTTGAGAACATGACAGAGGCAACTCAACTTATAAAACAAGAGGTAGCTGTGGTCTTTAATAAGTGGTTACCATACTTGAACTTTATTAACGCCACACCAAAGGTAGATCCCGTAGATAACATCTTGTCTATATCCATCACATATAACTACGGGATGAACGCAAACCCTGAGACCGTAAGTCTTAAAACTGCTATTATTAGTCAATCTGGAGATGTAATTACGGAGGTATCAAATGGCTAGTAACAATTACGTTCCCTCAGTAGATTACACCTCAAGGGACTATGCGGCAATCCTTACGGATATGACCAACCTCATCCCTATATTCTCTCCAACCTGGACTAATCGCGACCCTGCTGATTTTGGTATGACCCTACTAGAGCTCTTTGCTTATATGGGAGATATCCTCAATTACTACATTGACAGAACGGCTAATGAGGCCCTCATTACCAGCGCAACCCAGCGTCAAACAGTTCTACAGATTGCCAACCTTATTGGGTACACCCCTACAAATAGCACGGCTTCTACCGTAACCCTTACCTTCCAAAACTCAACAGCCTCTCCTATTACCCTACCTGCCCTTACACAAGTTGCAACCTCGTTAGTATCTAATGGAACTACCACCCAAGTAGTCTTTGAAACTAACTCAGCCCTAACCGTACCCGCAAAATCAGGTGCGACTAACGGCTCAGCTACTGTTGTGGCTACTCAAGGTCAAACAGTATCTAACGAGATTATCGGCATATCTGATGGAACACCTAGCCAAACATACGCGCTGGCTAACACTAGCGTTATTAATGGCACAGTAAATGTCACTATCAACGGCGTCGCCTATCAGTCAGTGCAGTACTTAATTGACTCTAATGGTTATGACCCGGTATTTTCAACAAATACTGACGCTGATGGCATTACCTACGTTACCTTTGGAGACAGCGTTAGCGGAAGAGTGCCACCTAACGGAGCACAGATCTACGCCACCTATCGAGTTGGCGGAGGTGTTATTGGCAACGTAGCTTCTAATACAATTAAGTACGTTATCAATGTTCCTTCTGGAAGTATACCCGCAGGTCTTACGGTATCTAACCAAGACATCTCTGTTTCTGGAGATGGAGCCGCTACTGGCGGAGCAGATGCTGAAAGCACAGACTCAATTAGAATCAACGCCCCTAAAAGCATTAGAGCAATTAACAGAGCGGTTTCTTTAAGTGACTACTCTTATATCGCTGTTCAGGTTTCTGGAGTAGCCAAAGCAATTGCTACAGCTGATGTCTATACATCAGTTACTTTGTACCTTGCTCCTGCAGGTGATCCAGGGGTTGCAGCAGACAACGTAACGCCAACATCTGTCTTTAACAATCTAACCACAAATGTATTGTCTTCATTAATAGACAAAGCCCCTGCTAACACCACTATTACGTTCCAACCACCAAAGTATGTTGGGGCTTACTTAGTAGTAAACATTACAGTGGCGCCTCAATATAAGCAGTCATCAGTTGTAAGCAACGTAACTTCTGCAATCAATAACCTCTTTTATATTGATAACGTCATCTTTAATGACACTATTGCGGTGTCAGATGTTTACCAAACCATCTCATCTGTAGATGGCGTGGCGTATCAGCAGATACAAAAGTTGGTTAGAGCAGACCAAGATCAAACTTTTACTATTACAAATAAAGCCTTAACTAGCAACGTGGCCACTCTTACTACATCTGTAACCCATAATTTATCCGTGGGTCAGACTGTATCTGTGACTAGCGTTGACTCTACTTTTAACGGCACATTTGTGGTTACTGCAACTACGTCTAATACCTTCTCTTACACATTGGTAGCTAACAACGTCTCTTCAACCTCAGCAACAGGTTCAGTAACCGCGCTTGTAGTTAAAGACATTGTTTGCGGAACTAATGAGATACCAACGCTGTATGAACTTGGAACTACCGCCAGCCCTTCAGCTACGGGTGTAGGCAGCGTTATTATTAACGCCACTGGAGGAATCCTGAACTAATGTCACGCTACGGTATTAGTTACTATGGTCTTGACTACTATGGTACAGATAACCCAATTAAGTTTGATGCCACCCCTTTTACGGCAAAACCTGCTGGTCATGGGCGCATTTTACTTAACTGGACCGACCCAACTGGAAACTGGTCTAAGCTTGCAATTGTAAGAAACAATTACGGCTATCCAGTAAATCCGTGGGACGGAACTAACGTTCTTACTGTGTATAACGGCAATGACCCGGTGTTTTACATTGACTCTTCTGGCTTAGTTGAAGGTAATTATTACTACTACACCATCTTTGTTTATAGCCTTATTCAATACTCATGGGTTAATGCGGGTAATGCTTTTGCGCTATCTGTTAAAGACTATGGCAACACAGATAAGATGTATGACTACCTACCATCTATCTACAAGATTACACAACCTTATCAAGCAACAACAGACACTTGGGATAACCCAGATCTGTATTCTTTCTTAAGTAACTTTGGTTTTGAGCTAGACTACACACAAAATATGACGTCTTTACTAACCAGCCGCTATAACCCATCAACAGTTAATGGTACCCTTGTGCCCTCACTAATGAATCAGTTTGGCCTTACCTACGAACCGGCTTTAGGACTTCAACAAAACCGTAAGCTACTTCGTGATGGAGTGACTCTTACTAAACAAAAGGGCTCCAAAGAAGGTCTAGTAGGATTTATTAAAGACTTTACTGGGTGGGGAGTTCCTGTACCTATCTCTGGCACACCTAACCCAAGCACTAATGGAATTGTGGTTGGCCACAATATGATGCTTGACTACAACGACTCTTCATTTGTAGAAAGTGTTGGTCACTGGCAATCACTAGATGGCAGCGCTGATCTAGATAGACTTGCTATTTATAACATCCAAACTATCTCTGTTAGCTCTGGAACAGCTACCTTAGTTATTGGCGCTAATAACTACGACGTAGGAAACTCAGTTGTAATTCAAGGCTTACCATACCCACTATTTAACTCTACAACCCCAGTGGTATTGACCGCAGTAGATCAATCTAACAGCATTAGCTTCTCTACAAGCTCTCCTGACTTTACAACCGTAACGGGCTATAACGCATCAACTCAAGCCTATGGAACAGTTGCTCCGTACCCAGCTCCTTGGGTTGAACCGACTGCACCAACTCTATTTCCAAATAAAGCTAATGCAATATTGGCACTCTATAACACGTCCTCTAGTACACAAACTGTTACCTCTTACTGTGGTGATGATGACCCTATTAATAAGGGTATCCCTGTTACAGCAGCCACTAGTTATACGTTTAGTATTTATGCCGCAAAAGGCGCAGGAGCAACTGCTAGAAATGTAACCGCAGCAATCAAATGGTTTAATCGTTTTGGTGTTTATATCAGCACATCAACTGGATCAGCTGTATCAGATAACACAGCACAGTTCTCCGGTTCTGTTCGTCCTTATGTATCAGCAAGTGCGCCTACTGGGGCGTACTACGCATGCCCAGGGGTATCTATTGCCTCAGTAGGCGGCACTGCAACTAATGAGCACCATTACTTTGATGCAGCCCAGTTTGAAGCAGCCTCTAGCGCAACTAGCTTTGATGAGGCTCGTCAACTCCACTTAACCCTCAGAGCTAATCGCATTAATGAGTTAATCAACCCTCATTTTGCCTCACCAATAACTCCTTGGAATGTAACTGGCGCTTCTACTACAGCAGTTTCACAGTTTGCTGAGCCAGGTGTAGAAACGTTCTCAGTTACTACTGCCAGCATCGTATCTAATGTAGCAACAGTAACTTTAAATAACCCACACAGTTATCAAGTAGGTCAGGTGGTAGTTATCTCTGGAGTAACTGGCACTGGTGCTAGTAACTATAACGGCTCTAGAACAATTACCGGAGTAGGCCTTAATACGTTTACTTACTCGGTAACTGCATCTAACTCTACAGTAACAAGCGGAACAGTTTATAGAGTAGGTAATGGACTACAACTAACAGCTACAGCAAACAACACAGCCGTGC